AGAATCTAAAGTATCAGCTAGAAGTTACTTACTATTCGCAGATGCAACAAATAGTGGCACTTATGCAGTAGTAGCTTGTTTAACTTCAAACGCTATTACATCAAGTAATAACGTAATCGATGCATCTTCTAAATGTGGAGATGACTACGAACCAGGTCCAAATTTCAAACAATCAATCAAAGCAGAAGGATTTGCAATTGACCAAACAGGTGTAGAATCAAAAGATTCTTATGACTTGCTTTATTCTTTGCATACCGCTAAGACTAAGTTTGCTATCAAAATGGGACCTTCAAGCCCAACCGCAGGTAATGTAACTTATGGTGGTACTTCTACTGATTTAGTTTTTATTTCTAATTGGGACTTAACTGCTCCTGATAAAGAAGATGTGAAATTTACTGCAACTTTTGAAGTAGTAAATCCTCCATTAAGTCAAGCTAGAGTAACATCATAAAAACCTAAAAAATATGTTTGAATTAAGACTGAACAACAACACAATCCATTTAAAGTGGGGGACTTGGGCTATGCGTGAGTTTTGCAAAGAATACGAAATTACTTTAGAAAAGTATTTTGAAATTCTTGCTACTTCACAAAAAGACATAAGTGTAATTATTAAACTTTTTTATATTGGTTACAAATCAGCTTGTATAAGTAGAAAAGAAGAAATTTTACATACCGAAGATGACGTTTGCGAATGGATAGATGAAATAGGCTCAATTTTTAAAGTAGATGGACAATTGGTAGATTATTTTAAATACATACTATCAAACACTAATATTGATGTTAGTGGTCCAAAAGAAACCGAGAAAAAAAAAGCTTCAAAAAGTTAACTTGGGATGATATTCTAGTAAAAGCTGCTGAATGTGGAATAAAACCAAGTGAATTTTGGGAAATGACTTGGAAAGATTATAGTATAATAGTTTTGGGAACAGAACGCAAAGAAGTAAATGATTGGGCGAGGACAAGAAACCTCGCCTATATTATATACCTAAGTAATACTGCTGAAAAACATCCTAAATCCTTAAAATCATTTTGGCATATTCCACAAATAGATGATATTGACGAACCTGAAGAAGAACAATATTTATCAAGTGACCAACTTTTACGAACTTTGGAGTTGTACGGAATAAATTAAAATAAATGGCAAATCAAATAGCTGAATTTTTTGCAAGGGTTTTTCTTAAAAATGAATTATCTCCTGAGTTAGATAAAATTATTGATGAATTAATTTCATTAAATAAAATTATTGAAAATTCAAAACATCCTGAAATGCTTGTTCAGGAAAAAGAAAGAGTAGATGAATTATCAAAATCTTTTATTGAAAGTGGTGGTCAAGCCAAAGAATTATCTCAAATTTTAACATATCAAGGTGCACAAGGTGTAAGTAAATTTAATACTGAAGTAGAAAATCTTACTAATAATTCTTATAATAATTTTCGTGCCATAGGGCAAATGGATAGAATTACTCGTGAATTTGCTGCAGGAGGATTAAATCAAGGGTTGAATGGGTTAACAATGTTTGGTAATTCATTAACTAGATTAGCAGTACAAAAGGGCGGGTTTACAAATGCAATAAATGGACTTTTAACTGCTTTTGAAGGACCCGCTGGTCTTATTTTGATAGTATCTGCTGCAGTAGGAGTATTTGAACAATTTAGCAAAGCTGAAACTGATGCTGAAAAAAACACTGCTGATTTTGCAAAAATGCTACTTGATACAAACAAGGAAATTAAAAACGCATTAAATCTTAATACAACTGAAATTGCTTCTATGCAAAGCCTTATAGGTATTGCAAGTGATTATACATTAACAGAAGAAACTAGAGCAAAAGCACTTAAAGAAATAAAATCACAATTAGAAGGTGTAAATAAAGAAGAAGCAAAAGGTTTAAAAAGTAAAGAAGATATAATTGGTGCATCAAAATCTTATGTTGAAGCATTAAAATCTCAAAATTTAGCAGAAGTTACAGGCAAAAGATTAGCAGATTTAAATTTACAACTTGAAAAGGATAGGAATATAGTACAAACAGGTTCTAAAGGTATTCATTTAATGGAAATACTTGGTATTACTGATAGTGATGTACAAGCAGCACAAAAAAGAATTATTGAAGCAGTTCAATTAAAAAGACAATTAGAAGATTTAAATAAGTCTGCTACTTTACAAAATTTAAATAATCCTTTTGGGACAACTAATGCCAAAAATGAAACTAAAGCACCTAAAAATGAAGAAGATAAAACTAATATAGAATTATTAAAAGCAAAACAAGCATTTTATAAAGATGATATTTATAATTTTAATAATTATGCAAATCAAATAGCAGAAGCAGAAGGACAATTAGCAATAAAAAAAGAACAAATAGGAGCAAATAGTAGTATAACTATTGCTAATATAAATAAACTTACTGCTCAAAAAATAGAAAATAATAATAAACAATTAGCAGATGAATTAGCTAAACAAGATGAAAAACAAGCTAAAGATGATGTAAAATCAGCAGAAGAATATGCAAAAGAACAAGAAGATATACAAATATCATTTGCAGAACAAAATATTAGAAGAATTGAGGATAATTTAAAAATAGAAGAAGAATTAGCAAATAAAGATTACGAAAAGAAAAAATTAGCGTTACAAAAAGCAATGGCTGAAATTGCCGAAATAATGAATACTACTGAAGATTCAAAAGCAGTAGAAATGTATACTAAAGCATTAGATAAATTACAAACAACAGAAAAATTAAATAATGCTAAAGAAAATAATAAAGCAATAAATGACCAAGAACAAGAATATAAAAAATTTGCACAAACTTTATCAAAAGATGTAGCAAGTGCATTTACAACAGTGTGGGGTGCAATACAAAAAGGAGAAGACCCGTTAATGGCTATTTCAAAAGCATTTGAACAAATAGCTTTACAAATTACTGCTGCGGTTATTGAAGCACTTATATTAGAAGATTTAATGAATTCATTTCCTGAATTAAAAGGTGCTTTTGCAACTATTGGTGTAATATCAAAATCATTACCACATTTTGCAGAAGGTGGTGTAGTATCACAACCAACAATGGGACTTTTTGGAGAAGCAGGACCAGAGGCAATAATGCCTTTATCTAAATTAGGTAATGTAGTTTCAAATTCTTTTAATGCAGGTTCTATGGGTTCGGGTAGCACAAGCGGAACTTCTCAATTTGTTTTAAGAGGACAAGATTTATTAGTATCTATAAACAGAACTCAAAAAACATCTGCTCTTAAAGGACAAAATATAAGTTTAATATAATGGCTTACGGACTAAGATATACAATAACACAAGCATTAAGAGATGGGACTTCATCTGTAGTTAATATTTATGAAAAAGACCCTACAATTAGTACAGTAAAAGTATACACAGGAATTAATATAGCATTAAATATAAATTCAAGTGGGGATGAATCTTTACCTGCAATAGTTTCTTCTCAATTAAATATTTCATTTGTTATTTCTGAGGCGGATGCGGCAAATGATTTTCCTAATTTATTAAGTTTTGATGATAGAAAATATTTTGTAAAATATTATAATGATTCCACTTTAATGTGGTGTGGTTTTCTTTTTAATGATTATGTTCAATTACCATTTACAACAGGTAATGTTCAGGTTGATATTGTTGCAATAGATGGATTGTCATTATTAAAAAATACTACATTTAATTTTATAAATGGAGATAATTCAATAAATTCATTATATAGACATATTGATGCAATAGCAGATATTTTAAATACTATACAATATCCAGACCCAATAACATTAATGACATCTTGTTCTTATTATGCAGAAGGTATGTTTAATAGAACAGACGCATCGGGCAATGAACCTTTTGCACAAACATATCAATTTAGAAGGGATTTTCAAGGATTAACATATTATGATGTTTTAAATAATATTATTACATCATTTGGTTGTAGATTATTTCAAGCAGATGGGAAATGGCAAATATTAGCTATTAATCAAATGGCTTTGGATGTAAGATATTATACTGAATATGTAATTTATGGTGGTGCTTCAATAACAAATAGTGGCACAATTGATAAAAATATAACTATAAAACCATATTCTCCAAATGATATTTATTTTATAAATAATTCTCAAAATAAAATTGTAAGAAAAGGTTATCCAAAATTAAATTTGACTTATTCATTTAATTATGTTAGCAATTATTTACATAATGCAACATTTAAAGGTATTACAGGCGACCCTTCAGTAAGTCCAAATGCTTATAATGTTAATGGTTGGTATTTATATCAATCAACTGGTGTTTATTATAATGATACTGTTAATATTGTTCCTGATTCAAATTTTAATAATATATATTTATTAGCAGGTGCAACATCAGGTGCTACTGCTTATTTTCAAAATGTCCCAGGTGCTCCTTTAAGTGCAACATTGTTTGCTCCTTATATGGTTGGTCCACAATTTTCTGTATCATTACAACATAGAATATTGCCAAGTCAAGTTGGTAAAATTGAAATAAGATTAGTAAGAGGTAGTGATAATTATTATTATAATAGTAGTAATGTATGGCAAACAAGTCAAACGTATTTAACTATTACAAATCCAAATACAGTTGATAATTATAATAATGGTTTTAATACTTATTCACTTAATGTAAATATGAGTTATCCTGCCATACCATTAGGAACAGGAGAACAATGGGGTGGGTATGTACTTGTTAAAATATTTTGTCAAACAGGAACTGACCATCCAGGAATAGCATTTAGAAATGTTATAATTACACAATCTCCTTTTATAACCAAATCAATTGCAGTAACAAGAGAAGTAGGTACAGGAGATAATAATATTAAGCAATTGGTACAACCTTATGGAAGTTATGCTGAAATACAATTTAGTTTAGGTGTTTTAACTAATAATGTTGGTGTTTTATTTAATTCAACAGGTAGTGTATTAAAAAATTGGTATAGATATCCAAGAACTGAAAGTTTTCCATTATTACAAATGCTTATAGCAAGACAATATTCTAACTTATTAAATAAGAATTTTGCAACATTAGAAGGTGATTTAGGTTCATTTAAAAGCAGTAAAGGATTAAATTATTTGGATAAAGTATATAGTTTAACAGATTCAATTACAAATGCTTTGACTTATAATGGTATAAAATTCTTAATGAATAGAGGTGGGTTAACCCCTTTTTCAGATTCAATTCAATCTTTACAAATAATTGAGGTTACAGATGTGGATAATACTTCAACTGAAAAAATCCAATATATAGATTAATAAAATCTTAACTTTGACCTATGGCAAATAATGTAACTGGTAAAAATATAATGTTGTACAATACTATGTACAATGCTAAATATTACTTTAATGGTGGTATTTCAAAGGGCACAATAGATGGGAATGCTTATTATCAATTAGGAACAAGTAATAATATAGGTTCTGCAGCTAATTTTACAACTACAGGAGATGATATTATAGCAAGATTTATAACAGATGTAAATGTTCCAGGTGTTACTAATGTAATAGCAGGAACTTGGACTTTTAGTTCATATGTGTCAATTACGTCAAACTTAACAGGGAGTCCTGCATTTTATTATATAATATATAAATATGATGGAACTACATATACATCAATAGGTAGCAGTAGTGCAATTCCTTTAACATCAACTTCATCAACATTATATACTGCTTCAATAAGTTTTGCTGCAACTACATTATCACCAACTGATAGATTAGTTGTATGGGTTTACCCTCAAAATGTAGGCAGTAGAAATATTACATTTTACACACAAGGTTCTAATTTAGCATCTTTGGTAACTACATTGCCATATGATATGCCTTTTGCTTGTTCTACAAATTGTGTTTATTCAGTTCAAGTAGGTCAAAAAGAAGTTACAAGTGCAACAAGTGCTTGGTATAAAGAATTTAAAAACGATATAGCTACTTGGACCATTTCTTGTGATGGATTAATAACTTTAAATAATTATGGGTATTTATACCTTTTACAATTACAACAATCAAGAGCATCAATATTTGTTAAATTTGTAATAGATAATGGTTCTTTAGGTTTAGTAATAATTTCAGGCACTTGCAATATGACTTCTTTGCAAATAAATGCACCTTGGAAGGAAATAGGAACGTATGCAGTAAGTTTACAAGGCACAGGTGCTTATGGATTAACAGGTACTACAATTAACTCTAATGGAGCATTAATTATAGGAGGTTCGGTAGTTAATAAACAATATGTTGCAGCAGGTGGCGAAACAACAATAACTTGGGCAGATATGATAGGTAAAGTTTGTCTTTATGTTTCAAGAGGCGGAATAGATGTAAGAGAGATTGTTGCTTCTAGTCCAGTAGGCGAACAAGTTGCTTGGAACTCTACAACAGGAGTGCTTACATTTGCAAGGGCTTTAGAATCAGATGAATTTATTAGAGGACTATTTCAATAATTAATAATGAGCAATCAAATACAAATAACAGGTGGAGCAAAAGTAAGAGCATTAGATGGTGTTATAACGGGGACTACTGGTGTTTTATCTAGTGTGCCTTTAGGTGGTGCAAATGGTGTTGCTACATTGGATTCAAGTGGTAAAGTTCCAGTATCTCAATTGCCTTCATCGGTAGTTACTTATTTAGGTACTTGGAATGCTGCAACAAATACTCCTACTTTAGTAAACGGCACAG